CCCTACGTCTCCCGGCGCAGGTATCCTTGCTGGCGTTTTTGTAGGCGCTAAGTATCTTTCGGTTTCTCAGAAGCGCACCGTTTGGTCGAACTTCTGGGGCGCTGCTGACGTTGCTGCGGCAAACACTGTCGAAGTTTACATAGTAAACGATCCTAATGCTCGCTTCCTTGCTCAGGTTGGCGGTTCGTCCTCAACAGGTCTTGCCACTACTGACATCGGCGCAAACGTGCAGTTCGCTTACGGTACCCCCAACACCATGAGTGGTATTTCGGGCGCTTACATCGACATCACCGTGACTCCGACCACTACGGCTACCCTGCCGTTCAAGTTTGTTGGTCTTGTCACCAACCCTCCGGGCGCGAATGGTACGGAAGCGGGCGCATACAACTATGCAGTTGTTGCGTTCAATAACGTCGTCACCAAGACCCTCACCGGCATCTAAGGAGTAAGGTTCCATGGCTGTTAATCTTTCAGCAATTAAAGACCTTCTGCTCCCCGGACTTCGTGGGGTAGAAGGCAAGTACGAGATGATCCCGTCTCAGTACGACAAGATGTTCACTAAGCATGACTCGAAGCTTGCGCTCGAACGTACCGCTGAAATGCGTTACCTCGGCCTCGCCCAGTTGAAGACTGAAGGCGGTCAAACGTCTTTCGACAACAACGCTGGCGAACGCTACGTCTATAACCAAGAGCACAACGAAATTGCTCTGGGTTATGCGATCACGCGTAAGGCTATTGACGATAACCTCTACAAGACCCAGTTCCACCCGTCGAACCTCGGCCTGATTGAGTCATTTCAGCAGACCAAGGAAATCTACGGTTCGAACATCCTGAACACGGCTACCACCTACAATGCCAACATTGGCGGCGACGGTGTTGCGCTTTGCTCGACCGCTCACCCGATTGATGGTGGTACGGTTGCTAATAAGCCTTCTGTAGACGTTGACCTTAACGAAGCCACGCTGCTGAATGCGATGATTGCAATCCGCACCAACTTCAAGGATCAGGCCGGTCTGAAGGTCTTCGCTCGTGGTCGTAAGCTCATTGTTCCTCCGCAGCTTGAGCCAGTTGCTATCCGCCTGACAAAGACGGAACTGCGTCCGGGTACTGCAGACAATGATGTGAACGCTATCATTTCGACAGCGGGCGGCTTGCCCGAAGGCTACATGGTCAATGACTTCCTGACCTCAGCTTTCGCATGGTTCTTGCTGACGAATATTGATGGTCTGTCGTACATGGAGCGCGTTAAGTTCGAAACCGACATGCAGGTTGACTTCGTCACCGACAACCTGCTGGTTAAGGGCTATGAGCGTTATAGCTTCGGGTACTACAACTGGCGTTCGATCTTTGGTTCATTCCCGACCTCGTAACAATCGGTAGCCCCTTCTCTTCGGAGAGGGGGCACCCTTAAAGGAGACTGCAAATGGCAGAAACTACTTTTACCGGGCCGATTAAGGCGGGTAACGTCCTCCAAAGCGATGGAACTGGTAATCTTGCCGGTGTTGGGGGGTATAATGGCACGGCCAATGTTGGGTACGCTGTTATGGCTCAGTCTGAAGTTGTCACGCAGGCAACTAACGGGTCTTCGCCCGGTGTCTATACGACCAGCATCGTCATTCCAGCCAATAGCCAGATAATCAGCGTTTATTTTCTGGTTACAACAATATGGTCTGGCGCGGCTGACACCGCCGGTCTTGGAGACACCGTTTCGGCTACTGCGCTTACAGCGGCAAACGATTTGACTCTCGGTCAGACGGGTTTCCTTTCGGGGATTGCACCTACGACTGGTGGTCAGATTGCAACTTGGATTGATGTCGGGGTAACTGACATTAACATTGTTCTAACATCCGATAACACGGGTACTGGCGTCGGTGTTTTGACCGTCACTTATATCCAGACCAACAACCTGACGGTATAAGGAGATTAGTCATGAAGGGTCGTAAATCACGCGCATCTGGTGGCGTAAATGAAGCAGCAGAAGATCTTGGCCGCAAGAATATGCGCTACACTTATGAAAGCAATGTCAACAAGGAAGCTGTTGAGCGCAAGCGCGGCGGTAAAATTGTTGGCAAAGTCAAGGGCATGGACGCAATGCACCATGCTGGCCGCATGGCCCGTAAGTCCGGTGGGTCTTGTGACAACGGCAGTCCGTTCTCATCCGCTCGTCACGGTACCCCTGCAAAGGGTCGCAATGTCAGCGGTTCGATTAACTGATTGCTAAAACTTTGTAAAAATAAAGCGGGGGCTTAGCGGCCCCCGTTTTACTATGGAGAGCAGCATGTCTGATGCTTGGCAACGCAAGGAAGGTCAGTCTGAGTCTGGCGGATTAAACGACAAAGGGCGTGCATCCCTTCGTGCAGAAGGTCGCAACATTAAACGTCCCGTTACCTCTGAGGAAGCAGAACGCAGTCCTGCGGCAGCAGAAAGACGCGATAATTTCCGCTCAAGGATGTGCGGAATGAAAGAGAAACTTACTTCTGCTAAAACAGCCCACGATCCTAACAGCCGTATAAATTTGGCGCTTAAAAAATGGGATGTTAAGTGCTAGTACGCGCTATTGATTGAGGAGACATCTGCCATGTACCCCATTACTCTTTCTACCTCTAACGCCAGTAGCAGTGCAGTACCGACTGCTCCCATTGCACTTGACCCATTTATGTCCCAGTTTCAGACAACTATTGTCTGCACTGTGACTGGTACTGCAAACTACACCACGCAATACACGCTGGATAATATCCAAGCTGACAATTATGTTCCTGCCAATGGCAACTGGGTTACGGTAACCGGCCTTAGTGCTCAGACTACTACGCAGGCAGTCGCCTTTAACCTGCCGGTGATGGCCATTAGAATGGTGCAGAATAGCGGTACTGGATCTGTTAGCATGACCGTGTTGCAAACTGGCGCGGGCAACTAAGGATCAGCAATATGTCGAATGCTACCAATGTAAGCGGGACATACAGTTTTGACCCATCATTGGGCGAAATGACAATCTATGCGTACAATCTAATTGGCATTCGCGGTACTGCTTTGGTGCAAGAACATATGGAAGCTGCACGCATGGCAGCTAACATGCTTCTTGGCCGCTGGAGTAGTCAGGGCGTAAACCTGTGGATGGTGACGCTGCAAAGCATCCCATTGGTTCAGGGCCAATCCACTTACAATGTGCCCAACAACAACATCACCATGCTCGACACATATGTTGTGACTGGGGGCGCGACTTTTACAGGATCAATTAGCGGTACAACTCTTACTGTCACTAGCACAACCGTAGGATCACCGGCTATTGGCATGGCAATTTCGGGAAATGCCATAATTAATGGAACGCAGATTCTTTCTGGTTCAAGCACTACTTGGACCGTCAATAACTCGCAAACTGTAGCCTCCGACCTCATTGTTGGTGAAACTGCGCAGTCTACTAACCGCTTGATCCTTCCTGTCAGCCGCACTCAGTATGCCTCTTATCCTAATAAGGAGCAGCAGGGCTTCCCAACGACCTATTGGCAGGACCGTCTGATTAATGGCAATGTCACGCTGTGGCCTGTTCCAGATGGCACGCAGACGGCATTAAGCTTCTACCAAGTAAGCCAGATTGATGATGCCGGGTTCACCAACGGTATGCAGGTCAAAATGCCGTACTATTTCTATGAGGCGTTTGTTTATGGTCTGGCGCAGCGTTTGGCGCTTGTTTGGGCACCTGAAAGGGTTGCAATGGTCAAGCCTTTAGCTGATGAAGCTTATCAAATTGCTGCAATGCAAAACATTGAAAACGCTCCAACGTACATTTCACCGATGATTTCCGGGTATTTTAGGTAAGCTTCATGGCGTATGCTTCGATTGCAGGACGGGCTAGAACCAGCGCCAGCAACCCGCAGGCCCATGCTATTTGTGACCGCTGCGGTTTTCGGTATAACCATGTTGACCTAAGCTGGCAGTATGACTGGCGTGGTGCCAGTCTGCAGAATACACGCATTTTAGTTTGCAGTACCTGCATGGATGCTCCGCAAGAACAGCTTCGCGCCATTGTGGTCCCGGCGGATCCTACGCCTATTACTCAAGCGCGTGTGCAAGACTTTGAGCAGGCCGAAACCGACTATCAAACAATTTCTCAGGCAACTGTTTATG